TAACAGAGTTTACATTAGGTTCGATTTTAGATTTTGTAAATGTTTCTCCTGGCGAAAATTATACTAACGATGTATTTTCTATCGCGGTTGATGAAAGCTATTCTAAATTTAATAGAAGAGATCAAGTCATTACGTTTGAAACACCAGCTGCGGCAGGTTCTTTTAATATTGGCGAAACAATTACAGAAGCAAATACAAATATCATTGGTGTAATTCAAGAAACAAATCCAACTGATGGGTATATTAAAATTACTCCTTTTGATTATTATGGTTTTTCTGGAACTAATGATGTAATTAAATCAAACTCAGATAGATTCGCTATTACAAGAGCAGACACTGATTATGATTCTAAAATACATGGCGAAAATGCTAGTATTAAATCTACAACAGAATTTGCGATAGGTCAAATTAAAGAAGTACAAGTATATGATTCTGGTTTTGGATATGTAGATGATGCTGCTGCCAAGTTATTGAATAACGACGGTGATACCGCAGTCGAAGGTAATCTTGTTGTACAGACGCAAGGTAGTACTTCAGGATATTGGTCTGATTATACGTCTCACATAAATGGTTATCAAGAATCTGCAAACGGCGCTCTATCTTATTCTAACGAAGGAATGAAAATACAAGATAGTGATTACTATCAAGAATACTCGTATGAAATAAAATCGATGTTAGGCCAAGAACAATATGAAACTCTTTTAAAAGAAAACATGCATTTGGCTGGCACTAAAATGTTTAGTAAGTTTTCTTATCAAGCAAAAGCAAAAGGCAATGTTAAGCAAAGATTCATTAGACGATTTAATGACCAAGGAATTGGTACTCCATTAGATACTATAGATTTATCTGAAGTAACGGCAGATGTATTTAACTTAAGCGTAGATTCTATAGAATTGACCGTTGATAATGATTCAACTGTATAATAAATAGTTAATGCGAATTAAATAAACAAAATTAAACACTCAGGAGACAATAATGTCAAAGCAGACGATTAATATCGGAACAACAGCAAATGATGGAACAGGCGATCCATTACGCACTGCATTTGATAAAGCTAATGATAACTTCAATGAGATTTACACTTCTTTAGGTGGTAACTCTCTAGTTTCGCTTTTAAATACAAATGGCGAAATTACTCGCACCGGTGCCAATAAAATCACGTTTAAATATAACGCATTATCTAATTTACCGGATGCAAATACTTATGAAGGTATGATTGCTTACGTTGATGCAGAATCAGCGGTTTATTATGCAACTGGTGGAGAATGGACAAAATTATTAACAGATGCAAGTTCTAGTGTTACTGGATATACTGATAGCTTATCGACAGTTGCTTATACTGGAAGTTTACTAGATTTAAGTGGTGGTATTTCTGACGGGCAGGCAGGACATGTATTACAAGCAGACGGGGATGGTACTTTTTCTTTCGTAGCTATTTCTGGTGGCGGTGGTGCTTCTGCAATAGACGACTTATCTGATGTTTCTATCTCAAGCCCATCATCAGGCGAAGTATTAAAATGGAATGGATCTGCTTGGACTAATGCTGCAGATGCAACAACAGGAACAGGAACTCTTTTAGGTTTAACTGATACGCCTGCTTCTTTTGGAACCGCAGGTCAAGTACTTGCTGTTAATTCTGGAGCAGACGGTGTAGAATTTGTTGATGCAAGTGGTGGCGGTGGTAGTTCTTTACAATCAAGAACAGCTGCAAGTGGTACGACCTCATCTTTAGCAGACGATGCTTCTGCAAATTTAGATATCACTGGATTTAAATCATACGCATTACTTTCTATTGAAACAGATCGAGCAGCGAGAGTTATTTTATATGCAAATGCAGCGTCAAGAACATCTGACGCATCGAGAGATGAATTAACAGATCCTTTACCTGATGCAGGTGTAATAGCAGAAGTAATTACGACTGGCGCTGAAACTGTTTTAATGTCACCAGCGACAATTGGTTTTAATGCAGAATCCACTCCAACCACAACTATATACGCAAAAGTAACAAATAAATCGGGTTCAACTGCAGCGGTTGCTGTGGACCTAACAGTATTACAGTTGGAGGCGTAAAATGTCTTTAAAGGAATATGTAGTTACTCTTCATAGCAGAGAAGATTTAGAAAGTTTNTATGATGACATGGAAACTCCTGGCGGTAACCTTTATATTCCTGATAGACAAGTTGAAGTTGCTCAGAAAAGACCCATTAGTAGAAATACTCATTATATGTTAACTGCAGAGGAAGCAGAGTTAGTTAGACAGGATGAAAGAGTATGGGACGTTGAACTAAAAGAAATATTAGACGCAGTCACTATTAAACCTCAAGGTTATTCTATAGACAATGGGCAGTTTGATAAAGACCCTTTTTCTAATGCAGACGATATTAATTGGGGATTACTTAGACATTCTGAAAGACAGAATAGAACTGACTGGGGATATGGTGATACTGTAAGAGTAACAGATAATTTAAATATCACTGCTTCAGGTAAAAATGTAGATGTTGTAATAGTAGACGGTCATATAGATCCAAGCCATCCGGAAATGGCTGCTAACTCAGACGGAACTGGTGGTTCAAGAGTACAACAATTTAATTGGTTTTCTTTAAATCCAGATATTGGTCAAGGTGCGGCAGGTACATATGTATATCCACCGTACATAGATGGAACTAATCCTGAGAGAACTGGCGATAATAATCATGGCATTCATGTAGCAGGTACAGCCGCAGGAAATACTTACGGTTGGGCAAGAGATGCTAACATTTATAATATCAGTCCTTACGCAACAAATCCAAATAGTGTTAGTAACTTATGGGATTATATTAGAGCTTGGCATAATACAAAACCAATAAATGCTGATACAGGTAGAAGAAATCCTACTATCACTAACCACAGCTACGGATCTAATATAAATGCAGGTGGCGCTGGAAGTAATTTCGGTAACGTAACGGCTATTAATTATAGAGGCACTACTTTTAACCCAGGGAGAGATTTAACTCAAGCTGAGCTACAAGCAAGAGGTTGTTATGCCCCTAACGCAGATGGTGAAATAGAGTTTTCTTTTTATTCGACTTCAATAAGAGCAGACGTACAAGATGCGATATCTGATGGTATTATCGTTGTTCATTCTGCTGGTAATAGCAGTTGGAAGATGGTAAAAACTGGCGATCAGGATTACAATAACGCAGCGTCTATACCATTCTCTGGTTCTTCATTCAACTTTGCTTTACATAGAGGTGGTTCTTTATCAAGTATTGATGGTGTAATAGTAGTTGGTGCTTTAAGTTATTTTAAAGATGACAGAAAATCAGATTTTAGTAACTGTGGTAATGCCGTAGATGTTTACGCGGCCGGTGAAGGTATCAATAGTTCTTTATTAACAGGTGGAGCTACAGACCCAAGAAACGCTTCTTATAGAGTTGGAAAATATAAAGGGACTAGTATGGCTTCTCCACAGGCAGCCGGTCTATTGTCTTGTTTAGCGGAAACTTGGCCTGGGATGACAAACAGTCAAGCGTCTGATTGGTTGGTATATAACGCAACACAAGAACTAATGTTTGACAGCGAAGCTGATGATGCAATGGATAGAACAAGTTTACAAGGTTCACCAAACTTAATGATGTTTTGGAAAAACGTAAGACCAGTTGACGGCGGAGTTTTCCCTAGGAATAATATTGCGTCAAGAGCTAATTTAAAACAAGTTTATCCAAGACCTAAAATAAGAAGAAAAGGTTAGCTGCTCTCTCATATAAATAATAAAAACTTATCAAGAATAATATTAACTCGGAACGATCATGGCAGAAATATTGACAACAAACTTTAAGACTGATACGACACGGTTGTTCGTGGACGACGTTTTAAGTAATGATTACTATTTGTTCGTATCTAGTATAAACGGTACAGAATCGGCAAATCATATCAGATCGACAAATGATTTTTTAGAAAAAACTTTATTTGGTAAACAAATTTTTAACAGCGATGTTTTCTTCATGATCAAGTATTATCCTTGGCAAAAAGATGATGTCTACGTACAATACGATGATGCTGAAGATTTAGAAGAACAGAAATTTTATGCAGTTGTTGGTCCTAATAATAATGATACCGGCGATTATCGAGTATATAAATGTTTATTTAATAATAACGATGCGCAAGTTACTTCACCGCCTAATTACGATGGACAGACCGCAGGTCAAATATATAGAACTGCTGATGGCTACGTATGGAAATATATGTATGCAATTTCAGAATTAGAATTTGAAGCTTACAATGCTTTAGGTTATATTCCTATCACAGGAACTTTTGAAACTGATCCGACCGCAAACACAGGTGGTTCTGAAATTGCTGAAATATTCGTAGAAAATCCTGATGTAAACTTAGGATATAAATCTGTATTTGGATCTATGAATGGATCACCTAATGGTTCTAGTTTAATAGTTATTCCTGGGCAAGTTCCTGCATGGAGCGAGCTTGATAATTATTATGCAGGCCAATCAGTTTATTTAACTAATCCTAGTGGTGTTTCTTTTCTATATGTTATAACGTTCTATGCGTATAACGAGAATACTGGTTTGGCAGAAATAAGAGTTGATGGAAATCCTGCTACCGATGGGGTTGCTAGTAACGCAAGTCTTAAAATACTTCCTACGATAGAAATTCTAGGTGATGGTTCTGGTGCTCAAGGTATTCCTAACATAGATAACAATGATCGCATTACTTCTGTTACAATGCTAAACAATGGTGTTGGATACAATAACGTAACAGTTAGAGTAATTGATCCATTATATGATTTCAAACCAGATGATCCTAATGATACAGATACAAGAGCAGATGTAAGAGCTATTCTTTCTCCTAAAGATGGTCATGCGTTTGATCTTATAGATGAATTTAAATGTAAACATTTCTTACTATACGCATATATTACTGCCGAAGACAATAACCAAATTGGTGCAACTAATACATATGCAACTGTTGGTATAGTAAAAAATCCAGAGTTTGCTAATACAGCGCCTGGAGTTTTTGATAACAGAATTGCTATTACAACAGACGATATTGGAAAGGTTGAAGAAAATACGATAGTAAATCAAATCGACGACAATAACGAAATCATATTTTCAGGGATTGTTCACGAAGTTGATTTATCAAGTAATACCATGTTTATCGCTGAATATAATGGCCCATACCAAAACGTGGGCAATACTGATATTTCTTTAGACACAACTGTTCCATTTAGAAATGAGACAGGTCAGACAATTGAAATAAATACACCAGTGGACAACAATATAATAAAATCAGAATACATACAAAGAACAGGCAAAGTGTACTTTATGGAAGACTTCTTCCCGCTTGCTCGAACTGATCTCTCACGCGAAGAGTTCAAAATCGTTCTTGAATTTTAAGGAAAGGACTATTTAGATGCCTATTAATACCGATCTTAATACAGCACCATACTTTGACGATTTTGACGTCGAAAACCAATACTATAGAGTATTGTTTAAACCTGGGTATGCAGTACAAGCTAGAGAATTAACTCAGCTACAAAGCATGTTACAATCGCAAATCGAGCAATTTGGTGATAATATCTTTAAAGAAGGTAGTATCATTAAAGGTTGTAACTTTACTCAAATCAGCGATCTTCAATTCGTTAAATTAACTAACAACGATAGTAACGGAAATAGTTTCGATCCTACTGTTTATGTTAGTGAAAGAAAGGTAGAAGAGATAGCAGGCCAAGAAGTAGAAATTGATTACGTATATGAAATAGAAGGTTCTACAACTGGTCTTAAAGCGCAAGTTATTTCTGCATCTCGTGGCTTTACTTCAAGAGCTCCTGAATTAAATACATTCTTTATTAGATATTTAAACTCTAATGAAACTAGCAATTATAAAGTATTCCAAAATGGTGAAACATTAACTGTTAACTTATATAAGTACAAAGTAAGTGCAGTAGATCCATTAGTCGATAGCGATTTAGGTATTGTCCAAATTTCAGTCCCAGCTGCTAGCATAGATGCAAATGCAACAGGTGCTTCTTACGGTATTAAAGCAAGTCCTGGTGTTGTATTCCAAAAAGGTCATTTCCTGTATGCTGACGATCAAACATTAGTTGTTTCAAAATATACAAACCAACCTGATAATGTTTCCGTTGGTTATAGAGTTCAAGAAGGTCTAATTTCAGCGTTACAAGATGCTGATTTATATGATAATGCAAACGGTTCAAACAATGAAAACGCCCCAGGTGCAGATAGATTAAGATTGATTCCTACTCTTACTGTGTTAGGAACTGCAGCCGCGGATACTGATCCTACGTTCTTTACTTTAATTAGATATCAAGCAGGTAATGAAGTTACGCTAAGAGATGTTTCTCAATACAACGTATTGGGCGAGGAATTAGCAAGAAGAACTTACGAAGAATCAGGAAACTATATTTTAAATGATTTTAAAGTGAAGACTGATGATCGTTTAGTTGGATCTAACAATGAAGTACATGCTTTATTAGGTTCAGGTACAGCGTATGTTAAAGGTTATAGAATCGAAAACAATGGTGAAAGACCATTTGTTATTGACCAAATAGAAACAACTGAGATCCAAGAAAATCAGCCAGTATCTTTTAGCTACGGCGGATATGTTGATGTATTAAGTTATAACGGTTATGGATTTATGGATCCAAACGAACCATTAGATTTATTAGATAATGGCGATACGAAAATAGGTGAAGCTTTTGTATTAAATGTAATGCCAAATAAAGCCTATTTAACTGGCGTAAGAATGGATACAGGAAAAGGTTTTTCTGACGTAATTAAAATAGACGGATCTAACGGCGAAATGGTAGTTGCGAATACTACGGTATCTGCTACATTAAAAGATAATAACAAAGCACCACTTGTTTTTGACACTGGTTTACTTAGCGTTAAAGAAACGACTGATACTATTGTTCCTGTAAGAACTGAATTAGTTGCTACGCATACTTCAAACCAAATTACAATTTCTGCATCTCCTGGCGAAGACTTCGCGGTTGATAACAGCGATATAGTTGTTCTTGATAGCACGGGTACATTTATTAACGTAACAAGTGTAACTACTACATTAAACGATTCACAATTAAATATTTCGTTAAATCCAGCAGATGGTGCAACTACTAATTTAACTGTTTACTTTAATAAACGTTTACAGAATATTGAACCTCATTCTAAAATTGTACATGAACCTTATGTAAAAGTTGTTCATAGCAATTCAAAAGATAAGTATAGCTTAGGTTTCCCTGATGTTTTTGAAATTCAAAGTATAGAAGATTCTGCAGGTACCGACTTTACTGATAGCTTCAGATTAGTAACAAATCAAAAAGATCAATATTATGATCTATCATATATGGAATATATTACCGGACGCCCTCGCCCAGCAGGAACGTTAACTATTCAACTAAAAGTGTTTGAAGTCAATGTTAATACTGGTGAATATTATTTCTCTATTAACAGTTATCCAAATACTTTAGATACATCTGATATTCCAGTGTACACTGGTTCTAATGGTGTTAGATATAACTTAAGAGAATGTTTAGATTTCAGACCGCATGTCGTAAAAGATAGTAATGTAGATTACACTGATACAACTCCTGCATCGGCTGGAACTGTGTCTGCAAATGTTGATGTAACTCCTCCTTCATTTATTGGAAATGGTTTAGGATTAATACCAGCAATTAACACATCTGTTACGACTGACATAGAATATTACTTAAGCCGTGTTGATGTTATTACTGTAGATTCATACGGTGAAATAAAATTAATTAAAGGTGAAGAAGAAAGATTTGCTACTCCACCTAAAGTTGATAGCGATAAATTAGTTGTTGCTGAAGTTACAATCCCTGGTTATCCTGCGCTTTCTAGAGCTGCTGCTGCAGTACAAAAGAAATCAGAATACGCAGTAAAAGCCAAATCGATTGGAATTAAAAACTTCACAATGAAAGATATCCATAACATGGAAAAGAGAATAGATACTTTAGCGTATTATACTTCTCTAAACCAATTGGAAACAGAAACTCAGAACTTAACTATTCTCGATGAAGATGGTTTATCAAGATTTAAAAATGGATTCTTAGTAGATCCGTTTAACAATTTATCTTTATCGAACGTAGAAAATGCTAAATTCAATGCAGCAGTACAGTTTAATCAAAAGATATTAACTCCGTCTTTGAAAACTTTCCCATTAGATTTAGAATATAAATCTTCAACAGGTACTTCTTTATTCTCTGCTGAGAATCCTAAAGTTGCTACCCTAGGAAGAAACGCAGATATTAGTATTTTAAATCAGCCTTATGCTTCTGAATTTAGAAACTGTGTATCTAACTTCTATCAATATAATGGTGTTGGTGCGTTATCTCCTGAATATGATGCTGCATATGATACAACGACAAACCCAGTTACTTTGGATATTGATCTAGAGTCTCCGTTTGAAGATTTCGTAGATAACATACAATCATTTTTACCACTGACTGATACTTCAGTTATTGCTGATAGATCAATTGAAAGAATTGGAAGACGTCGTGGATTTAGTACAACCACTCTTACTTCAACTACTACCGAATTAACCTCAGCGACTAGAACGTCAAATGAATTCGTTGGTGACTTTGTTACTAACTTCCAATTTAATCCGTTCATGTCTTCTCGTGAAGTTAAAGTTTACATGTCAGGATTGAGACCAAACACTCGCCACTACTTCTTCTTTGATGAAATCAATGTAGATGCGCATGTTATCCCAGGTAGTGCAGTTAATAAAGTAGAAGACGTGCAACGTTTTGGTTCTTTCGGCGATGCAGTTGAAACAGATAGCAATGGTGTATTACGAGCAGTATTTAAAATTCCTGCCGAAACATTTTATGTTGGCGATCGTGTTTTAGAAGTTGTTGACGTGGATCAATACGCAAGTATCGAATCTGCATCTACTTCTTATGGATTTAAAACATATAGAGCATATAACTTCTCAGTTGAAAGATCTTCTCTTACAGCGGCAACAAGAACCCCTGACTTTGAGATTTCTTCTACTACAACTACTCGCAACTTACCTAGAAGACCAGTTGTATTTGGTGATCCACTTGCACAAACTTTCTTTATTAAAAATGGTATGGGTAGAGGTTCAAATTCAGTATTCATTTCTAAAGTTGATTTATTCTTCAAACGTAAGAGTGATGTGAATGGAGTAACGGTAATGTTACGCGAGGTTGTAAATGGTTACCCTAGCGATCAGGTAATTCCATTCTCTAAAATTCACTATACGCCAAGTCAAGTTAATGTTTCTGATGATGCATCTTCTGCAACTACATTTACATTTGAAGCACCAATCAGACTTGATGTGGAAAAAGAATATTCAGTTGTAGTACAACCTGATGCTAATGATCCTAATTACTTAATTTATACTTCAAAAGTTGGTGGAACTGATTTAACTCCAGGCGCAACTCAAGGGCAAGCAATTGTTCAAGATTGGGGTGACGGTGTATTATTTACGTCTACTAACAACCGTGCATGGAAATCATATCAAGATGAAGATGTTAAATTTAATCTTTATCGTCATGATTTTAATGAATCATCTGGTACATTAACGTTAACAACTAAGAAACAAGAATTCCTTTCTGTTGACGATATCACTGGAAGATTTAATGTTGGTGAAACAGTTTATCAAGTTAAATCTTTGGTATCTCCAACAAGTCAAACAATAAGTATAGCACAAGGTACTTCTATTATCACCGGTACTGATTTAGATGCAACTTACTCAGTTGGCGATTATATCTTAGTACAAACTTCAAGTAATACAAATAAAGATATTTTTAAAGTTGTGAGCGTAGATAGTACTTCGCAAATCACCGTAAACAAACCAGCAGCTGTTGGTATATCAA